GCCTTTACATCGATGCGCGATCCGATCTCCTGCAATTTCTCGCTGAACTTTGTCAGCGCAGGTAACACGGCCACAGTAAGTTGCATTCCAAAACCCTGTTGAGCCGCGTGCAGTTTCGTGATGACCTCGTGATAGGCGCGAACCTTGGCCGGGACGTCGCCACCGATGACGAGGCCAAACTTCTCTGCCTCTTCGGTGATCTCCTTCTGGTGTGCGCCGTAGTCATTGAGCAGCGGAATCATCTGCGCGCCGCCCCTGCCGAAGACCGCCATCGCGAGCGCCGCCTTGCCAGCTCCTGTCCCCATCTGGGAGAACTTGACGGCGACGTCGGCGAATATGTCCGAGGTGTCGCGAAGATGGCCCTTGGTGTCGGCGATTGATACGCCGAGCCGGTTGAATACTCCTGCAAGCTGATGATTGCCGTTCTGAGCCTGAAAGGAGGCTTTCGCCAACCTGTCCATGCTGCCTGTGAGATCGCCCAACTCGGTGTGATTGAGCTTAGCGGCGTATGCCAGCACGGAGAACTTATCTGCCGTGGTACCTGCCTGCTTCGCCATGCGCGAGAGACTGCCTATGGTGGCGACGCTCGACTCGATCAGCGCCGCCGTGCCCGTGGCAAAGCCAGCGACCATTGCCGCGCCAGCAACTGCGATCTTCTCCAGCGACCGCTTGATGTCGTTGGCCGTCTTCGCGGACAGGTGCGACATCTTCTCCATCGACTGCGAGAACGAGGCTGTATTGGCTTTCAGGTCGATGGTGAGGACGCCGACGACGACGCTCATGCCGCCACCTTCTTCGTTTTTGGAAAGCTGCTAAATGCCGCCATGATGTCTTCGCCGGTTACTGGCTTGAGAGGTTCAATGGGAAACGGATGCAGCATAAAGCTCTCTGGGCTGAGCGGCTTCTCGGGGGCGCAGAAAGAGAAGTTGGCGTTTGTCGCAGAGATGATGCCGACCAGAAGTTCCTCGCGCTGAAGTTGCTCGATCTGACGCTTGCGCAACGCGTGCAGCATGCGTGGCGTGTACTCTAGCCATTCCTCGTCGGAGAGCTTGAGTTCCTGACGCGCGATGGACCACGCTTCCGTCCATGTGATCGGCGGCCTTAGCTGACCGCCTTCATAGGGTGTTCGTCTTCCTCCCCCTCCGGCATCGAGGCCGCCCAAGCGTTGAGCAATCCCTCCTGCACCATAACGATGTTGTGCGGCGTGATGAGGTCGCCGACCTGCTCCAGCGTATAGTCAGCGCCAGCGCGCTTGAGACACAGATAGAGCAGGGCGCGGACCAGCTTTGCCGACGGGCGCATCAGGTTCGCCTCGCCGGTCAGCACGTTGAGGCCGGTTAGTTCTTCACAGTCGATAAGTACGTTGTGCGATACGACGATTGGCCAGTCCTTGCCGTCGAGATGCACTTGTACCTTGCGGATAAGCCTGTCGGCCATCTTTCGCGGTGCCATAGTTGTCCTTTCTTTACGCGACGGTCTCGGTAAGCTCTCCGGCAATCTCCATCGACATCGAGAAGGCATTGAGCACGCTCGCCTCCAGCGGTCCCACGTCGTACTTCGAGATGAATCCGCTGCCGGTGAGCGTGTAGGTCTGCGTGCCCTTATTGACGGGTGCGGTGATCTTGAACGTGAACACGGCGCGCGACTCGGCCAGCCCGAGGATGCTGAGCTGCGAGGTGTCGCCGATGAAGTTGCCGCTGATGTCGACCGTTCCGGGTGCGATCAGGCCCGGCAGCTTCTCCTGCGTCGCGTTGGGACTCTGCAAGTGGGTCGCGTCGATGACTGGAATGGTGGCGAGGTTGGGCTTGATGCTCTTCACCTCTGCCATCTGGGTGTAGACGATGGGGCTGGCCGAGTTGCCGACGGAGAACGTCGCGAGATAACCGATAGTGGCTTTAGTTGCAGGCATGGGATTGCTCCTTCAAAAAGAGGTGTGTGTAAACTGGGCGGTTGGGGTCGTCTTTACTGCGTGCTGAACCAGATTTGGTACTCCAGCATTCGCCGGAAGGTGCGGCTGTCTACGTCGAAAAAGTCGATCATGTTGCTGTGAAAGCAGCCGTGGACGAACGTCGCGTCGGGGTCGGTCAGCGTCCCCCTGTAGCCGCTCAGCAACGCGTCGATGGCGTTCGCCAAGCGGATGACGTCGGGCGCGTTGGCCCCGTAGCAGTCGATCTGGATGCGCCTCTGCCCGAAGCTCATCGGCCCGACGAGCACGTAGTCGGCGACATCGGAGACGGTCAGATAGGTCCACGTTGGCAACGTGTAGTCCTTCGGCAGTTGCGCGAAAAAGCCGCCGTTCGGAGCGACGGCCTTCACCGCCGCGTTGCCCTGCACCAGCAGCACGACTCCAAGCTCGATCATGGTTTCAACGAATCCACAGCCGTCCGCATGACGTCCGTAAACGCCCCCAGCGCCTGCTTGTTCGCCTCGTCGAAGCCCGGTCGGAGATAAGGCTGCGCGGGGCCGTGGATGGAGCCGAACTCGACGAACATGCCATAGAGACCCGGCGACTGCCTTCCTTCCGACTTTTTGTATTCGGGTCCGATGACGACGACGCCGGATTCTTCCTTGGGCGAGAGCTTGACCTTCTTGACGATGGAGTCGCGCAGCTCGCCGGGTCGTCTCTGAGGGGTTCCTTTCTTCAATACCGGAGCCTTTGCCTTCGCCGCCGCAAGCAACGGGTCAGCGCCTGCGGTCAGCCCCTTGCGCATGGCGCGCTTGGCGAGCTTCGGCCCCGCCTGCGCCAGCGCGTCCTCGACCCCCTTCAGCCCTTCGATGTTGACCTTGATATCCATGATCGGGGCGCTACTGGTTGAGGCCGAGCGCAATGCAGTTCAAGACCAGAACCACGTTGCGCTCGCCGGGATTCTCGATTGACTGAATGATGTACGTGCCATTGCACGACTGCACCCGCATGTTGGGTAGGATGCCCGCCTGCCACCGAATCTTGACGGTGAGAAATAGCTGCGTTGTGTCCTGTCCCGCCTTCAACACGTCGGAGCCGCGCACCGGGTCGATCTGCGCCCACGTTCTGACGAACTCCGTCCACGCCGCCGAGGTGCCGGAGATGTCGGTCACGGTCGTCTGCTTGTGGATGGTTATCCAATGGACCATCTTGCCGGGATCGACCATCGGCCACGCGGACATCGTGCTCATCTCGCTCTCACCAGCGCGCCGTAGGTCAGGCACGACGTCACCGTGTAGGGATACTCCGCAGTGGCCGCCGCGCCCTTGTCGAAGGGAATGCGGTTGTTGTACCACTGCGAGACCAGCAGCTTCATGCCGATCTTGACGCGCGCGCCGGGGCCGGACCACCACGGATGCGTCACGGAATAGCCGCTGGTGAAGCGGATCAGGATCGACGACGACGGCCACGGCGTGAACGTCGGCCAGGTCGCGTTGTACGGCGGCGCGAGGATGCCCGGCCCCTTCGACGCGTCGACGATGTAGTCGGTGTTCTCGGTCATCGTCTTGTAGTTGCCGTCCGAGTCGCGATACCGCACGAGGTCGGTGGAGACGAGGGGAGCGCGCATCTCGATGCGGTACGACGGCCAGTAGTCGTGGCTGAGGTCCCATTGCTTCCGCACCAGATCGCGGCCCTGCAGAATCTCCGCCTGCTCGCGCGCCGCCGTGATGAGCAGCAGCAACTCGTCGTCTTCAGCGGAGTTGACCGGCGAACACTCCGGCACCTTCAGATAGGATTTGATTTCGCTCAAGGTGATCGGCTCGACGAAGGTCTGCTGCGGCGAGGTCTCGGTGAGGTTGAGGCTGCCGTAGGTGACTAAAGCTCCAAAAAGGCCAAGGTTTCCGTATGTGCCATACGGTCCCACCCCTCCAAACGGATACCAACTGCTCAAGACAACCTCCTAAAGCATTCGGTCATCGTGATCCATTCTTCGTATGTGAAAGCGTTGCTCTTGGCATAGTTGCAGCGTTGGCAGCAGGCCGCGACATTGCCGGGCACGTATCCAAGATTGTTGTCCTTGCGATCAATCTGATATGCGACGCTCATAGTCTTTTTCATGTATGGCGACCATGTCAGAGGCGTCCAGCAATAGTGGCAGCGACCCTCCGCGATCAGCGTGCAGAATTCCTCGTAGGTGATAGTGAAAACGTGCGGCTTCTGCTTTGGGCTGGTGGGAGCCATTGCATACTTGCGAGCGAAATTGAAGAGCGACTCGTAAGGCCGCAGGCGGTTGCGGGTCACCCAGCAGGAGTGGCATCGCTGCGTTACGCCGCGTCGAAGGTTATCGCCATTGACTAACACCTTCGCTCCGCAAGCACAGAGGCACTCGTAATGGAGATTCTTCTTCTGACCGTAAAGACCGGCAACACGCAAAACCTGCCAATCGCCGAATCGCGTGCCGGGTGCAATCTCGCGCCTGTTGTGTGCGATTCGAAGGCTCATAGCGGCTTCACCTCAAGCGGCCCGGCCCAGCGGAACTCCGAGTTCGCGGGGAACAGATCGCCGATGACCATGTGGCGGTAGCTGTCCTCGAAGGTGTTGGACGGATCGATGGAGTTGTACCAGTGAAACTTGCGAACCCGGTCGGCGCGATGAAGGTAGCCGTAGTGCAGCAGGCGAACCGCGAGCGGCGTCACGGCGGCGAGCAGCTGCGCCGGAGCGGACGAGCAGTGGAGGTTGCCGCCATATGGCGTTCGTTTGAACGTCAGGTCGCGCGCGGTCAGTCGGAACATCGACGGTCGCCGCACGTCCCTGTACCAGCGATCCACGCGGATGCGATCCTCGCTGTTCCACAGGTATAGGACGTGCATGGAGCCGCACGCGACGCCCGAGCGCATGGCGTCTTCGAGCGCCGGTATGTCCGCCGCATACAACGCCTCGTCGCCGTCCACCATCACGCAGTAGTCGCCGACCTGCGCGCCCGCCTCCCACACCTTGCCGAGGAGAAAGTCCTTGTCCCTCGCCTCGTGGATGTCGCCGAACGGCGACGCGAACACGGCGCAGCCGATGCGTTCGCATATCTGCCGCGTCGCGTCGGTCGAGTGGTCGTCCAGAACGAGGACTTGCTCGCAGACCGGCTGGATGGAGGCCACGACCCGTTCGATCCATCGCTCCTCGTTCTTGACTCGCAGCATCCCGTAGGTCATGCGATGACCCCCCACTTCTGGCAGAACAAGCTCCAGTTCTTCGCGTAGGAGCGCGACGCCGTTGGCTCGCCGCGAAAGCTGCTGGTAAGGCTGGCATGATCGACGAAGCAGTGGTCGAAGACGCCGCACTTCAGCCCAGCGCGCCTGACCGCCTCGCAGTAGTCGCGGTCCTCGACCCCGTAATCGAGGCAGTAGCGCTCGTCGAGCTGGCCGACCGCGCGGATGGTGCGGCGCGGGATCAGAACGCACACGAAGGCAAAGTGCGGCACCTCGCGCAGGCCGACGTCGCGCGGCTGCTGCAGCGGCTGGCCGGTGACGTTCGTGACCGCGCCGATGATGGCGTAATCGGGATGCAGCTCAGCTTGACGCTGCATCGCGGTGAAGCCGTCCGGCGTCCGAAGCAGAGCGTCGTCGTTGAGCAGGATCACGTCGTTGTCTCCGGCTGAAGCCATGCCGATGTTGCAGTTGCGCGCATAGACGAACGGCAGCTCGACCTCGCGTACGCGATACGAGCGCGACGGCGGCAGCCAGTCGTTGCCGTCGCTGCGGTCCCACACTGCGATCACGTCGCACTCGTCGTGGCGCACCACCGCGTCGACGCAGGCCGCGAGGTTCGCGACGGAGCGGCTGGGAATCACGACGGAGAGATTGGTCATGGTTGTGAGAACGGAGCGCACGAACAAGGTTTCACATCACCCAATGGCAGCCCGAAACGTTCTTCGGGTTTGGCACATCGCGAAGGACCGCCGTACTGTTTGCGAGGATCGTGACTGGAGTCGCCAGTCCGTTGACCGACGATGGTGGCGGTGAACGCCTGAGGATTCGAAATCGTATAGTCGGCTCCGCTTGGGCCAGTGCAATCGGGTGCGGTCAGAGCTTGGCCCGCGCCGCCCGTCAACGTGATCGCTCCGTCGCCGGACAGCATCTGGTAGGTGGTTGCGGAGACTATGTTGGGGTTGCCGGGCTTATAGCCGAAGTAGTAATTGAGGGAATTACTTGCTGCAGTTGCGAGAAGACTCTGTCCAGCCTGCGTAGGATGGATGGCGTCGCCTTGAAAATAAGTGGAGTTGGAATAAGCTCCATCTGCGCCCAGCAGCGGGTTCGCCGCGAAGTCGATCACTCCGTCCGCGCCGACAGTCTTGGCACTTGAGAGGATGAGCGCATCATAGGCGTTCTTGGCCGCGTCCAATGTCCCACCGCCGCCTGCATTGCCTGTGCGAGAGATCATCGTTCCCACGAACACCTTGCAGCCCGCCGCCTTCAGCGTCTGTATCTCGTAGGCCAGGTTTCCGAATACCTGCGAAGCTGTTGTGCTCAATAACGTAAAGTCATTCGTTCCGGTGAACACTGTCGCGATGCTAGGGCCAGAACTGGTGGCACACTGGGGCGCGGCACGATTGGACTCCGATCCGGCAATATCAACGATCTTTACGTTTGTAATCCCCCAATTGATTACCGCATAGCTCTGATTTGCAAGAGACAGCAGGGACGGCCACGGAGTAGCAACACCCTGCCCATAGGTTATCGAATCCCCAATTGCCTGCAGGGTTGAAACTCCAGTCGGCTTATTTATCGGAGAGACGACGACACCCCTTGACGCTATTTCCCGCCGGATCAGGTGGCTGGCCTGAGACATTTGCGTATCGGTCAACTGCGACGTGTATCCCACAAAGCGAAAGAATGAACCTTTGAATCCTGACGTGCTCCAAAGACCGGAATTGGTGGACCCAAGATAGAAGTTGCCCGACGTTTGCTTTCCTGCACTAGCTCCGTGGTGGCCATAGGCTGCGCACTCAACGCCGTCAACGTATAGCTTGTCGAGATTGCCGCCTCCAGTCCCCATGACGATGCCGATGACATGGAAACCAGACAGCAACGTCTTGCAGTCACTGGCGAACCCGCCTCCTCCGTATATCGTCGGAGCAAATGCGTTGTTTAGTAATTGGCTGCTGCCGTAATAGGCTGCGCTGTAAAGAAAGTTGAAACCATTGCCGTCAAGGGTGCTGGACAGCAGAATTGGATAAGGCGTGATGAAGTCAATGTCGGTGAGGACCGGATTGATATAGACCCCCATCAGCAGCGTCTTAATCGTGTTCAACGCAGATGGTAGTTGCACGCCCCGAGTGTTTCCATTTCCGGTGAAATCGAGGCCAACGTTCGACCACGATGGAGCCTGCGCGCCGCTGCCTAGAGTGCCGTTGTTGTGGTTGCCGCTGCTGTCGGCGAGCGTGACGCCTGATCCATCGAGAAACTTGTAGTCTGCGATTGCGGTTGCAGGAAACGGTGTATCGACAGTTCCGCTTCCGCTTGATGGCGGATAAACGCCGATCTGCGCATAGCTATGGAGCGGCATCAACAACAGCAGAAAGAGCAGTGCGCGATACGCGTTATTCAGTTTGGCGAGCATGAAAGAATGTCCATTACGGCTGGCAAGAGTAGTCCACGTTGAAGGTCGTCCCAATCGCGGAGATGCCCGCCGACACGGTCATTCCGGTGGCGGTCGCTACGCTGTGACCCAAGCCGAGGTAAGCCGTGGCAACTCCGTTATCGTTCTGGTTGACTGTGCAAACGTAGGGCGTCGTCGTCGTCGGCCATACCAACGTGAAGATCGTGCCTGTCGTGGCCGTTCCCGCGACCACCGTGTAAGAACCACGTAGATTCGTGCAGGTCGCCGTGGCACAGGTGACGGACGTGACCCCGGTTCCCGCCGTCGCCGACGTGATGGCGTTGCTAAGGTTGGCCCCGGCGCTGGGATACCACTTGGAGGTGGCTGGATCGTAGGTCAACGACAACATCTGCCCGATGGCGGTGGTGACGGCCACGGCGATGTTGCCCCCGGTGGCCAAGGGAAATCCTCCGTCCGAAACAAAAGTGAACTGGCACCCATGCAGCGCGATGGTGCATCCAGCGGGAACGGTAATGGTGGAGATGGCGGTATTGCCGGTGATGTGAATCACCCCGCCTCCGGTCGGGGCGATGGTGGCGGCAGAGGCTACAGCGGCGGCGACGCCCAGCGACGGCACCAGCGAACCTTCATAGCCTCCGTAGTAGGTGCCCGTGCCAAAGGTAGGGCCTTGCTGAAATTGGATCGCATTTGACTGCAGGATCAAGCCGCCGCCGTTCTTGTACCCAAAAAATGCTCTTGTTCCGGAGACCTGCGCGTAGTTGGTCGCCAATGCGCCGGAACCTAGATTCAGGCCGGGACCAAGATCGGCGTTGACGCTAAGCTCTCCACTGAATACTTGCGGGCTGGCAGATGACTTGATGGCTGCGCTACTGCTCGCCAGCGATGCGTCTGGGATGCGAGCCGCCGGAACTGAGCCGCTGGTGAGTTGGCTGGCATCAATGGATTTGTTCGTCACCGTCTGGGTATCGGTAGTGCCGAGGATGGCTCCGGCTGGGGCTGTTACCGTCGTTCCCCAAGATGCGCCCCCGGACACGATGGGGATGCCGGAACCGGCTGGATAGGTCATACCGCCACCACTCGCCGCAGTTA